ATTTGGGACTTGCGGATCATTCCATGTTCCAAAATATTCTGTAAAAGGTGATATATATCTTTGATCAAATAAAACAGTAGCAACACTTCTTTTGTTTAAAAAATAACCATAAACAAAATCTGCTATTTCTTTTGAGATAGCTCCCTTTAAAACACTATATTTATTTTTTTTGAACGACATTTAAAACTCCTTTTGGTATCGCTTGGCAGTTCCAATGTATGAACCTAAATGGCTCATAACCCATATCAACAACATATTGATGTGGCATATACGATGGAAAAAATATTATTCTACCTGGTTTAGCTTTATAATAAATTTGTGAACTTGCGTATGTGACTTTTGATTTATCTTTTTCTGGTAAAAGATTCATAACATTACCTGGTCTTGGATCTTCAAACATAGGCATAGATGTTTTTTCACTTGCTTTTAAAAAATAAAAACCAGATATGTGACCGTTCCAATGAGTATGTAAAGTATGGTGTCCACCACCTTTTTTAGCAAACTCCTGCACCCACATCTCTGTCGTGAATACTTGATATTGAGATAAATCAAAACCCATCTCCTGTAATAGATTATGTGCGGTAGCACCGATATAATCCTGTAACTCTTTAAATTTAGGATCACCAATTAATGTTGTTGAGTGAAATACGTGACCCATATCTCCTTTGTCACCAAACTTTTTATTTCTATCATCTATTTGTTTTTTTAAATTCTTCTGTGATATTTTTATGTATTTATCAGAAGCCTTGTTTAGTTTTTTTAAAAACTTAGATTCATCTGCCCACCATATAGGACAAGAAAAATATTGTTCTAATTGTAATTTTTTTGGAAAATTCATCTATAGGGCCATCCTAAATTCCATATAACCAGACTATATCTTGATCCTTTTTTGACAGGACATACCCTATGCCAAACAAAACCAGGAAACACAACCAAAGACCCCTTTGGTAATATCTCTGTGCATTTTCTAATATTAGGTTTTTTATCTGGATCTTGATTCCTAAAATCAAACTCTAACTCACCACCTTTATAGTCCTTGGGATCAGATAAACTAACTGTTACTGATAGTTTTCTGATTTTACCATGAGAAGGATCATTTGGATTTTCTCTCCAATAAGGTTTATCCCACCCATCACAATGCCAATCATAAAATTGACCCTTATCGTATTTTGTAAACTGACAACTCTCTGAGAAGTCCCATTGAAAATTCCAACCCGCATTTGCATTTGCTTGATGAACATAAGGTTGTATCTCTTGATAGATCCATCTATCATTCATCCAAACAACATTAGAATCTCTTTTTTGTTTTAAATCTTTTATTTCTTTTTGATTTAATTTTTTATTACCTAAACCACCAGTAACTGCCATTTGATCAGAAAGAGATTTACCGTATTTTACTATTTCATCACAAATACGTTCTGGAATTGCTGATTGGTAATACCAATAATAATTTGTTAAGTTCATCTCTCTATATCTTTATGAACTTAATATAACATTTATTATGAGACTGTCAACGTTCCGTTTACTGTAAATGTAGCTAATTTAGCACCACTAGGATGAGTTCCAGTTGTATTTGTGCAAGGTGTGACTGCAAATGTTACAGCGCTTGGTCCACTTATAATAACAATACCAGAACCTCCGGCTCCACCTACTTTATTTCCATCTCCTGGATTTCTTCCAGCACCACCTCCACCACCACCTGTATTGGCATTTCCGGTTGATCCGTTATTTCCTCTTCCACCGTCTCCTGCTCCACCTGCTCCACCAGGACCTGCAGGACCGACTGGTCCAAAATTTCTTGCTCCACCACCGCCACCACCAGCATAGTTAGTAGCACTATTGTTTATATTATTTGATACACCTGTTCCACCTGTTATTGTAGAACCAGCTGCACCTGCTCCACCACCACCGCCACCACGTTCATCTGGTGACGATTCTCCACCTGGATTACCTTGAGGAGGGAGAGGGGATGTAGGAGGAGTATTTCCTGCTCCACCACCTGGTTGTCCTTGTCCTGATCCACCACCGGAACCACCTGCTACCCCAGCACCAGCTCCACCGCCGCCACCGCCACCGGCTGATGTGATCGTGCTAAAAACAGAGGCACATCCTGAAGTTCCATTTCCTGTAACTTCTGGGTTGCCATTAAAACCTGCTCCACCTCCACCAATTGTTACGGGATAACTTGTTCCACTTAATGCAGAGAAAGGTAATGATGGTGCTTGTAAAGGAGATGGACCAAAACCAGAAGCTCGGTATCCACCACCTCCACCACCTCCAGCACCGTTGCTGTTAGCGGCACCTCCACCGCCTCCACCAACTACTAAATAATTTAAAGTGTATGTAATAGGTGGCTCGGGCCATGTTCCTTGAGACTTAGCACTAAATTGACTTTGCATTGACCACACACCAGTTGCTTTTGTTAATTCTTTTACGACTACGATTCCTGAACCACCATTAAATCCACTTCTACCAGAAGTAGTGGGTCCACCACCTCCACCTCCACCACCACCTGTGTTAGAAGTTCCTGCTGATCCTGCTGATGCAGCAGCCCCTAATTCTCCATTACCACCTCCACCAGGTCCACCAAGACCTCTTTGAGGTTGACAATTTCTTGAAGCTCCACCGCCACCTCCAGCATAAACACCAGAGTTAGGTATGCCTGGAAACGTTGGACTAAAATCTGTTCCTGGTCCACCATCTTGTTGACAAGATGCTCCTGTTCCACCAGGTTCACCAACACCACCAACACCACCTCCACCACCTGCCATACCTCCTGGAGATCCAGCAGTTGGTCCACCATTATTTCCTTGTGGTCCTCCAGAACCACCACCAGCTCCACAGTTTGACCCTCCACCACCAGAACCTAGAGGTGCAGAGCTACCAGCATCTACTGGAGATGTTCCACCAGATGCACCCTTACCACCTGTTTTACCAAAAGCAGTTGTGTCATTACCATCTGCGTTGTTACTTCCACCAGCACCTATGTCTATTGGGTAAGCTGTATTTGCACAGACAACAACAGATGTAAATATTTCAGCGCCACCTGCACCGCCACCACCACCTTGTTGATTTCCACCACCTGCACCACCACCAACTAAAAGTGCATCTACAAGTCTAGTTCCTGGTTGTGTTGTGTGACATCCGTCAGAAGTGATTACGGTTTGTGTGCATTTTCCAAATGAAGCTACATTAATTGGTCCAATTATTCCGCCATTGCCAGCCATAATTTAAACCTCCTATGCGTCGTCTAACACTTCATATGATATGAATAAGTCTAGATCGGAAGCAGCGCTTGCTCCGCCTTTTAATATATCACCTTCCATAAGATAGATAGGTGTGTCTGATAAAACTAATGTTGCATCAGCTGGAACTGAAACTGTTTTTGCTAAATAAACTGTTGTATCAGCTCCTGTTGGTGTAATTCCTGAAGCCCCTGCAGTTGTTAAACCATCAACAAAAAGATCTACAGTAGCTGCGTTTGTTCCATCAACGTTAGCAACTGTGATTCTATTTATTTTTAAAATTTTATCTGAATCTACTGTTAATAAAGTTGCAGTAGCAGTAGCAGATAAGTTAAATCCGAGATTACCACCGTTAATTGTTGCTACATTTACTAGATTTGGATTTGCCATAATTGTCTCCTTTTATCCGAAAATCAAAGCCATTGCAATAGCTTTTCCTGTTGAAATTCCTGCATTATCAAAACTTAAAGTTCCAGAACCATCTGTAACTAACGCTTGTCCACTTGTACCATCGCCCGCTGGAAAGGTTAAAGCATCAATAGTGACCGTCCCTGAGCCCTTTGGTTGTATTGATACACCAATATTGGTATCACCACCGGATGCAGTAAGTGTTGGCTTGTTTCCTGTAGCTGCGTTTGCATATGTCAATTGATTAACCGCAGAACTTGTGGCTGTTAATAAAAATAATTCATTGCCATTTGTATCTAAAATAGATGTCCCTATTTTAGGTGATGTTAAAGTTTTATTTGTTAAAGTTTGTGTTCCAGTTGTTGTAACATCTCCGTCACCCGCACCAAAAGCTAAAGTAATAATATCAGGATTAGTTCCGTCATTTGCTGATGCAAAAATTAATTGATCTCCTTTATCTGTTGCAGAAAAGGTAAAACTATCTCCTGATCCAGAGGCGTATTTAAACTGAACTGTATGCGATCCAGAAGTTGAATTTCTTAAAAAATAAAAAGTTTGAACATCTAATGGTATTGTTACAATCTGATTACCTGAGATCGTACCTGTAAATTCTATCATCCTGTGGGAAAGCACAGCGCCTGTAGATCCATCAGAAACAGATAGTGCAGTTGTTTGTGCACCACCAGCTATTGATTGTTGTGTAAATCCACCAGATATCTGTTCTATAATTTCTAAATTAGTATTAGTTTTAGTCCCCCATGTACCGGCGTTTTCACCAGTTGCTTGAAGTTCTACCCCTAGAGGTGTAAATGTAGATGCCATAAATTATCTCCTATGCAGCGTCACTATAACTTGTATTTGATCCAGTTGCAA